TAAGAGATAACGAGAACGAAACCGCCAACGCGGATGTAACAGGTAAACCGGACAACAGCCACAATAAGCCTCCAAGCAACCCGATTACGACCGTCATAACAATCAACGGCCCGACCGATTTTGTTGCGCTTTGACTAGCCTTTAGTATCAATGCGAACACACCCATAACCATACCCATCGATAATGCTGCGGACCGTACCGCTTCTTGGTCAAGAAGAGACAGTATTCCAATAGAAGCGGCCATAACACCTATAGCTATTGCCATCATCATTATATTACCTTTAACGTCGTTGGCTCCTTGAGTGGCTTTTATCATACCAGCCATGATTACGCCAAATATGGCTACCGCTCCGACGCCTTTAGCCAACGTCGGTAAATCGATAAGTCCTAACAATACAGATACGCCGGCAAGTATACCTATAGCTATAGAAGCCATCAACAATGTAGATCCAACTTTAGCCAAATCCTTTGCGTTTGCGTTTTTCGAAATGGATTTTATAAGTAAAGCAATTATTATACTTAGCCCGGCTATACCGGCTCCTGCTTTACCCATGTCGCCCCAGGTCATTCCAGCTATGATTTTTGCTGTGATGGCCAAGATAGCGAAGCATCCGGCGATAGCCATAAGTGTCCCGCCGAGCGTGTTAAAGTTTTTAGCATCGGCATTTCTACCGAGACTTTTAATAAGGAGACCTATTATTATACTGAGTCCAGCTATACCTACAGCAGCCTTACCCATGTCGCCCCAAGTCATTCCAGCTATGATTTTCGCAGCTATCGCCAACAACAAGAATGTGCTCGCAAGTTTACCGACCAACGCAGACACGCTATCTAACCTTTTAGGGGGATATTTGCTGGTTAAAAATACTAATCCAGCTACAAGTGTAGTTAACCCTAAAACAAACGCACCGGCTTTACCCATATCACCCCAAGACATAGTCGCGATTAGTTTAGCTGCGAGTGACAACAACAGAATCGATGTAGAAATCTTACGAATGAGATTCGATACTTCTTCGATTTTTTCAACGGGATACATGCTTGCAGTTGTCACTAATAGGCCTACGAATAACATGAAGCTACCCATAAACGTAATAGCTTTGGATATACCGTCGCCGTCAATGGACGATAGTATCTTTGCTGCGCCAGCAAGCAACAACATAGAGGTACCGATCGCCAATACCAAACTCGACAACTTGGCGATTTCTGCAAAGCTTTTAATGGTTTCTTTAATACCACCAATGCCTTTATCAGAACTACCGAATTTGCTACTCAGTATTCCAATACCTTCAATTATGCCGTAAAGAGTACCTATCGCCCCCATGATAATCAGTATCGTTTTGAGAGCGTTATTTAACTTATCCCCATCCACGAAAGTAAGCGCTATAAGCGAACCAACTAAGATTGCAATACCTATAGCAAGTTCCTTCAACGCTTGTGCTTTAACTTTTGCAGAAAAAGATTTCAATACTCCAGAAAACGACTTAATAACACCAGCAACGTTTTCAAATATGTCGCCCAAGCCGTCAAGAGGATTGGTAAACGATTCAAATAATTTTCCTATTTTAACCAGAGCGTATACCAGTCCCCCGCTCACTATTCCAGCATATAGTTTACCGAAGTCAATTTTAGACAGTATGGTTGTAAAACCATTTATGATTGTTGATCCAACATCCGTTATAGCGTTCTTTAACCAAGTCAGGGCATTCTTAAAACCGTTTATGAAGCCTTCTATTAGGTTCTTACCCATCTCTTCTGTTTCGGTAGATGGTGAATGGATACCCAAAATACTTTTGAACCAGTTTAAGATGTTTTTTCCAAATTCTATAATGGTGTCAAATACTGACGACGAACCGCCCTTAAGACCGTTAATCAGACCGTCGATTAAATTTGTGCCTAACTCAACAGCGGATTTAAGTGTGTTTTTTAAACCGGCTATGGCTTTCTGCACCATAGGAAGTTCCATAAAGGCTTTTACGAGCTCTTTTATTTTGGATATAACCCGACCCGCATAGTAAACTAGTTTTTCAAGTCCGTCGGTTTTAATGTATCCGAACGCATTTTTCATAGCGTCCGCAAACTTCTGAAATGTTTCCGAATCACGAACCTGCTTGATAAACTCACGAAGTTTATTTATTGCGACGCCTATGTAATGCGCTAGTTTCTCAATAGCCTTATTTACAAGGTCATTTTCGAACAAGAAATTGCGGAATTTAACGATTAGATCGCCAAGTACGGCAGTGGCGTCGAGTATATTTACATCAAATTGTCCCAGCAATTTCGATATTACTTTAAATGCAAGTTTGAATGGACCGCCAATAACAGTCAATATTATATCTATGGCCGCAAACAATCCTCTGAAAGTTCGTGTTAAATCGTTAAGCGTATCTTCAGATGGTCTCAGAAGTGTTGAAAACTTGTGAAAACCGGCAATGATGTCAAATAGCTGATCCGCCTTCATCGGAGGAAATACGTCGCGATATGCTTTGCCTATTGCTTTAAACACGTCGACTATGCTTAAACCGATGTTTTTAAACGAATTCCACAGCAACCAACGACCATCGATCTGGTCCATATTTTTAATGAACTCGTCTAATGGTATGCCTAATTTTTCAGCAGTCTCGCGAAGCTCTCTAAAAGCCGCTATTTGTTCTTTGGTAAAACCAATGGCCGCTAATTCGGCGTCGGACATCGCTGCAAACTCAGCTATTAGCTTTTTATCAGCGTCGGTAAGGTCTGCGGTAGCTTTAGCATCTTCTTTTTTAGCGTCGGTTACCTTGGGTTGTGTTTTTAACAACTTATCCTGAGCCGCTATTTGCTCGTCTGTGTATCGGAAACTATTTCCTAACGTCTCATTAACTTTGTTCTGGATTCTATAGTAATTATATCCGGCTTTTGTTAACGATTCGATTCGCTCTTGTCCGTTACCGAAATTGCCTCGAATTACCTTATTAATGATCTCACTTAAACCATCGAGCGATCCGGTAACGTCTCCTATCACGTCAGAGGCTTTGCCTGCCGCATCCGATACTTTACCCATGGTCTCGCCTATTTTTCTGGCAGGGCCTAACACTTTGTCAATCGTTTTTGAAAGGTGGGAGAATGTTTTACCCAAAGCGCCCTTCAGCAATTCGTTTCGAGCATCTGAGAATTTACCGATAACGCCGGTCAAGAAATCTGCAAGTGGCGTAAGTAAAGCTTTTGCCTGTTCGAAGTCGCCAACTATTAGTTTCCATGTTTGAGCCCAACCGGACTGGGCAGACTCTTTCATTACGTCCCACAACTGGGAGAACGTTTTAACTTTTGTGGCAGCATCTTCCGCTGTCTTGGCGAACTGAAGAGCCGTCTTAATTTCATCTTTATTCTTACCACTTTTCTCAGCCAATGCTTGCGCTGCTTTCTCGATAGCATCTGCTTCACCGTATCGAGCTTCGGCTTCGTCTAGGGCAGCCTGAACCGCCTCTTTCGACAAACCTGTGTACTCGGCAACATACTCATTAGCGCCGGAAGTAGTAAACTTTTTAAGTGTTTCCGTCAGGACTTCAGAGGTTAACCATCCCTCTTTCAACGACTCTCTAAACGAACCCTTCGCTTTGATAGCTGCTTCAGCGCCGGTTCCGAGTAATTCAGAAGTTTCACGCAAAGCATTCTGGAACATTTCACCGCCCATGCCCGCATTAACGACCGAGTTCCAGTCCATAAGCTGAACTTTACCAGCAGCCAAAGCCTGAGAAAGCTGATACATTGCGGTGGATGCCTGTTGCGAGTTTGAACCGGATACAGCAGCCAAATTAGCAATACCCTGAATCGCATTAACCGAGGTGTCGAGGTCTACACCGGCCGCAGTAAACGTACCTATATTACGAGTCATCTCCGTAAAGTTATAGATAGTCTTGTCTGCGTATGTATTTAATTCGTCCAAGGCGGAGTTTACGTCTTCGAGCGTGCTTCCCTTACTGGACGTATTAGCGAGAATCGTCTGAACGGCATTCATCTGAGTCTCATACTCTTGGAAACCAGTCTTGATCGGGTCGATAGTAAGAGCAGATATCATTCTCTTACCCGCATTGACCGCAGAATTCGTTATATTAGCGAGGGCGGTTACTCCCATGACCTGAAGAGCCGAGAATTTCATTGACACGGCGTCGACAGTCTTGCCAAGACCGCTCATATCTACGCCCTTAGTGGCTTTGTTAATATCTTCAAGACCTCTGGTAGCACCATCGAGACGTAGCTTTTGTTTAAATTTTTCAAGCGCGGACATGGTTTCAGCAATATTCTGTTGAAAGTTTCGGTTGTCAAACCGCATTTCCACGACTTGCTGCTCTATAGTTGTACTCATGGTCTAGTAACCTCCTCCCACGCATGTTTTGCTATTTCATCGAAAAGAGGCTGGATAGCAGGATTGATATAATCTCGACCCTCTACCCAACCTCCGTTACGAGTTCCATGTCCATACTGTAGAATTACAGCAATCGGAACTCCATTTTGAATGTTTGAATTGCAAAAAGAAAGGGTTACAGACGTGTCAGTTCGAGTAATCTTGTAATACCACGAACTTGCCGTAACCCCACTATCTACCGATGTTGCAGATGCAAGAGCCGCCACTCCTCGCTGTCCGTACTTCTCAAGATTATTGAGGAAGCGAGTGGCTTTAAGCTTCTTCAAATAATTAGTTGTCTTGGAAAAGTCGCCCTTACATCTAAAACTTATCATCGTTATACTCCTTTACAGAAGTTCGTTAACTTTCTTCTGAACAGCGATCGGATCATAGCCAGCCTTCTTCAAAGCGCTAGATCTCTTCGGATCATTACCCCACTTGCCCTGAATTACTTCCTGCGCAAGAACTTTAATAGACTTTTTAGGCGGGTTGGTAAGAAGATCGTTAACTTTTTCACAAACCTTCGCATAGTCATACCCGGCTTTAGTGAGAGCTGTCTTACGAAGAGCGCCGTTGCCCCATACTCCACGAATTACCTCACGAGCAATCGTGTCGAGGGACTTCTTAGCTGCTACATTGACGACTTCGGCAGCTTCGTACTTCGGACGAGCGAAACCACGAACGTAACCCCAGCCTACGTTAATTGTTCTACGACCTACTGCATCTTTGTAATTACCCTCGATGCAAACAATTGTATTGCCGTAAACCTGTTCAACAATGCCGATGTGATCGCTGTTACCGTCATTCGGCTGGGTACTGTCATTCCAATTGAAGAGAATGATATCTCCGACCTGGGGTTTTACCTTACCGTCTTCGATCCAGATGCCCTTCTTCTTAAATATAGCAATGTGCTTTTCGCAGCTTACTTCTGTTCCGATAAGATCGGTCATGCCTGCTTCGATAGCGCATGCAGAAATAAACCCATCACACCACGAATCGGTATACTTAAGTTTGTATTTGCGAGCGAGGGGCTTGTGGGAATTATAGATGTCGACAATTTTCTTGTGCTTGCCGTTAGATTCGCTGTAGCCGATCCAAGAACGAGCTACTTTCAGAATATCGTTTACTGTTTTACTCATTTGGACGCATCCTCCTTATTATTTGTTTTAAACTGACTGATTGTTTGCACGACTTTGTCATAGCCAAGCATCGCACACAGCCAGCTCATGAAAGTGTTCATCACAAGATAGATAATATTTTGACTTGAAAAGTCTAAACCATTCAGAGCAATGTAACTCACACCAACCGCAGCTGATATGAGCACCGCGACAAAACCGGCTAACGTATTAGCCTTATACGACACACCTTGCTCTGTAAAAATCTTCTTAAACGCCTCGGTTGTGAGGCTGGTGAGAGTTGATGTTATGAATAAACCCACGAGAAAAACATCGAGATTTATCATCCTACATCCATCCTTTCTTCGGTTTCTATTTCCTCATATTCGCCTTCGGGATGGACTGCTGGAAAGTCTTCATGAGCACGTTCGCCTCTGTGGTTACTAATAGCGTGCTGAATGGAATTCTTAACCATCCAAATTGCTCCGCCGCACGACAGAGGAATTGCCACATTGCTTCCTATAGACGCCCACATAGAAGTATCATAGCAATTCATTCCGGTCTGATTGCTGAGGATTATAGAACTGATTGTAACCGTCGTTGCTATGACAGACTGATACACGCAATCAAATATCCACAGCGAGACCATCGCTACGATGAATAAATCGGAAAAGTAATTAATTGGGGATCGTTTAAGCTTAGCTAGCCATTTGCCTTCTTTTTTCATATAGGTCACCCCCGACTGTTGTGTTTCTTTCTTCGAGCGGCGTTAAGAGCTCGCTGTTGAGCGAACTGTTCTTTTCTGCTCATTTTCTTAGACGGGGCATTCTTCGCAGAGCATACCCGAATAAGCATAATAAGTTTGTTAAGGTGCCATTTATCGCATTCAAAAGGAATATTTGACGCTATCATCCAGTAATATATAACTTCCGCGGTTACGATCTCACCACTGTTTTTCTTTGTGGATTTATCTTCTTTAACAGTCGTAGCGGTCATAGGTGCGGCTATATAATTCGTAACCTGGTTGATATGGTCTTGCGTAATGTGCGACCATACGACAGGGTCCACATCGGGAGTTAGCGTCATACATTTTATATAATCTTTTGTCTCTTCAACAGTTAATTCCTTTGCTGCGAGAAATGATTTACACCATTTTGATTCCCATTTGGAAATAGACGAAAGAGAATGTTCGAGGTCCAGCGTTACAGACTGAGCCTCGATAAACATCTCATTAGCTTCGTCCCATCCTTCGGGAGCGATTGGTATTATAAGTTGGAGCATGTCTCATGCCTCCAATAGTTTTCGATTTTAGTTGTTGGCAGCAGGAATAGCGTTCGGGATTTTGCCCTGTGCAACTTCCGGATGATTCTTTAGGTATTCCTGAGCCTTATCCGCGAGGTCTTTCGGCATGATTCCGTTTACAAACTCCGCACCTTTCTTATCGTCGGTGGCGAGTTCCATAAAGATAATAGAATATGCCGGATGATACTCAAATTCTCTGGAATACGGAACGCCATTCTCGTCCGTCTTAAGGAAGAGTCGACCATCTGCGCTTCTCTTACCATAGGCCTTAAGAACAACACTCTTAAAGAATTTGATGACTTCATGCTGCTTTTTAGCGGCAACGACAGCCTGGAGCTGTTCCACGAGTCCGCCTTCTGTACCCATCTCCATTTCAAAGATCTCAGCCTTCGTGAGGTTGAAATAGAAGTCCTCAGTACGTTCTACACTGTTGTAGTCTTCATAAGTGATGCTTTTCTTTAACATTGTAATTTTCTCCTTTCAAAATCTCACAACGTGAGTTTTCTGACTATGTCAGTAAATTGGATGGAGGTCGCCAGCTTACCTGAATACGACCTCCGTATAAAAAGAGTGGGGCCTAATTAATAAACATTATTGCTCTAACGGGTCCCCCATGTCGAGATTCACTTCGGCGAAGAGTGCAATAATTTCATCCGGGGTCGGAAGAGTCGGTTC